CTATCACTTAGAACAAGCACATCGCAGAGGGTGCTGTGTCTGTTGATACTGGTTGAGCAGATCCATCAAACATCTCATGGAGTTGACTCATGTAGTATCGTACTCGGTTGAGGTGATCAACAGCATCTGTTGCTGGGTTCAGAGGAATACCAAGCAGATTGAATCCTGTCTGCTCCTTGCCTAATGCTTCTGCTGTACCAGTCTCAGGTATGTAGAACGTCTCAGAGCGATCAGAGAAGCGTCCGGTGGGCAGGTCAGAATAACTCATGACTGATCCATATCCATTATACTCATCACTCAATCCTCTATCATACCCACGTACAAGGTGACCATATGAGAATGGAAACAACGTGCTTGCCACACCTGATGACTCGATGTTATGGTCCATACCAAGGATGTGACCTATCTCGTGTACGAACGTCTCATGTGCTCGCTCATAGTAGCGTGTGGTGGATGTCTGATTGAATACAGTATTGATGTGACACTGTGAGACACCACGTCGATACTTCAACTCAGAGGTGAGGTCGTTGTATAGTGCTACGCCACATGCGACTGGGTCGTCTTCTATCTTCTTGAACAGAAACGCTATGTCTGCACCAGCATCTGTCTGCCACTCATCAAGGTCGCGGAATTCAGAGCGGGAAGTCGTGAAGTATCTGATCTGTCTGTACAGGTCGTCACTACGAACATCGACGAGTTGTACACCTACAAGTCGCAACTTCACATACACACCTGAGTCTGCGAATATCTCGTTGGCGAGGTCGAGTTGTCGTTGGACGAACTCTTCATATGTGCCACCCTCGAGTTGGTCATCACCCAGATTGGTATCAACAACAGCAAGCAGGTCTATGATGGCGACCTCTGTGCTTGATGCATCATATGGGAAGTCGATGTCTGACTGCACGAGGATGCCATCACATGTGATGAACCCATACACATCGTCACCTGTACTTGTTGCATCAGTCAAACACTCATCGGGTTTGGTCATCTGCTGCTCAACCACTACTGGTGGTTCGACTACGACTGGTGGTTCTACGATCACTGGTGGTTCAACCACTACTGGTGGTTCGACTACGACTGGTGGTTCAACCACTACTGGTGGTTCGATTATAACTGGCGGTTCAACTACCACAGGAGGTTCTACGACCACTGGTGGGTTTGATGGGGGGATGGTTATAGCAGTCGAAGAGTTTCCTCCACCACCACCGCCACATCCGCTCAACATGAACGCTGTCATGGTTGAGGCAACTAACAATTTATTCATCTTCTTGCTCCTGAGTTTCTTCCTGTGAAATATTCAAAGTATTACCTGCTGCTTCCTCTGTAAAGCGAAACGTGTTGAACCACGAGACGAATGCAAAGCGAAATTGGTGGGGATGATGCTCTGGATTGATGTGAGGATATCTCTCCATGAATACTGCAAGTGTTTCATCAAAGTTCATACATCTCCTATAACAAACACTCGCTTTGATACGGGGATGCTTGCTCTCTTGGTGAAGTGTATACGCACGAGATATTTCCGAGTGATCGCAAATGCCGTGAATACTGTGGTCATAAGAATGGAGAGTTCAAATGCTCCGAGTCCCCAGTACAGACCCAGCGTGAGCATGATCCAGTTGAGTGGGATATTGATTGACATTCCGATACCAGTGTCGACTAACGACTCTTGGAATGCACGTTTCTTGTGTGACATTATATTACCTGTAACAACGATGACTAATCACCCTCTCTTCGTTGCTGTATTTCTTCGTTGATAGAACAATACACATCATTATATATATCTTCCACATAAGAGAGTGCGCGGAGATAGTCTGACTTGTGTGCTTGTTCGCAATGATCGGGATAACCCAATATGTGGAACCATGAGTCAATTACATGACTCACGAAACCAAACCAGCGACCATCTCTCTTGCGAAATGCTCGCGCTGAGAGTGACTCGCATGGATTCTTTGACATGAACACGATTGTGTTCAATGATTGTGTTAGTGTAGCACCTACTCTTCGGAGGTATCCTGGAGCATACACATGTGTGCGTTTGACAGCGAGTTCTTCTTGCCAAAAGTCTTTCTGTTCCATCAGAGTGTCACCTGCGAGTACATGGGAAGTGGGAAAGCGTTGGTGGGGTTGTCTTCGGTATACTGCGCGTGACATAGATCCATCATAATGTTGAACATGGGGACGAACCCATCAAGGTGCACTCGTGCCTCTGTGGCATGTTCCTCGTCTCCCTTCCATACGAAGTGATCTGCTTTGATCAGCGCGGAATAGAAGAAGTATGTTGGTGCCCAAGTCGTCTGTACTACCAGCAAACTCGCAGCAGGTTGCACTATCGGTGACTGTGGGGGAAACTCGAAAGTCTGATCGCTCATCTCGAATGTCCCACCAAACATCTGTCCCTTCAAGGGAGCAGCAGATGGTTCGAAGAAGCGTCGCACCTCGACCTTCAGGTCTGAACAATCGTTGCTGTTGGTGTAGGTGAAGGCGAGGGTCGTTCGACTGACCAGATGGATGTACCGCATCTTTGGATAACCATCATTCTGGATACGCAACTGCCACACATCAAACTTATCTTCATGTTGACTCCGTGCTTCAGGTATGAAGAAACATGCCGCTGCAACAACAACGTACATGGATATAAGGAAGCGTGCTTGGTGGGACATGTTTGTTTCTCCAGATGAACACTCTATTATCGTCGAGTAGAGTGAGATGTCAAGTCTTATTGATGATACCGTCGAGGTGTCGTTCAAACTCCTCTATCTTTGGTACTCGTGATGGCCAAAGAAGATAATCCTTCTCTGGATCGCGCTTCAGGTTGTTGAGTAGTGGTTGGATAGCAGCACGGAGTTCCATCAACTTGGCGTTCGAGTTCTCTGCCTCTGCTGCTGTTATCTCTATAGTCTGCTTCTGTTCTTGGAAGAAGTTTAGTTCGTCCAGTGATACGGCATTAAAACCAAAATCAAAGTCGCTCATTGTTATCCCTTGGTCGTTTGTTGTGGGGCAGGTTTGTCTGCCTTGGTTGGGTCTTTCTTTCCGAATATCCTATCCCAGTTGTCTGAGACTTGCTTGGGAGAGACCTGCGCAGCAATGCGCTTGTCACCCTTACCATTAGTCGGATTCATAGTGGTGTCCTCCATACATGGTTGCACTTGGAGCATGACCACTGGGTACGCTGCGACCTAAAGTGCTTGTACACGACATACTCTTGGTCAGCATCCAGTACCTCTGGGCGTGACTTGTCAGTGCACTCACGGGCAGGTGATTGTGGCGTCCATGCTCTCCAGTACTTGGAATGGAACCACTCACACCACACACCTCTGACCCAATTTATCACAGAATGATACCCGATGTCGCTGCCATCCAACCTTTGATCAGGTCGTCATGTGAAGGCACAACAGACAGCACTTGGTTCATGCGGAATGTCAACTCCTTTGGGTTCTCTGCACCAGTCATACAAACTCCTGGAGCAAAACCTGCACCACCTTCCTGTTGTACAAACAGACGTGGGTCTGTTAGGATGATACACTCATTGTCAGTCTCTTTGACTCGTCCAATGATCTCGCCCATGACTGTGATTAGTGTTACGACTTCGCCTTTCATGCTACTTTCCTCTATAAAATATATGGTTGTCAATGTGATTGACTTTCTTCATGCTCGATGCCCAGTATGGGTCGACCTTCGTGTTGTGATACCACATCGCACCTTGTACGTTGTCGTTCCACCTACTGCTTTGTGCAAACCCAGTCACTCTATTGTGGTAGACTTGATTCGCAAAGACCATTGCCTCTTGCCATGCTTTGGGTTCAAGGACAACGTCCTTCTTGCCATCGCAATACCATGAGAACTGGCACTTATTCTTTATTGGTGTGGGGGATCCGTCCTTCCAAGAGGGTTTGGTATGTCCTTGCTTGACAACACCACAAACTGTATTGGGAAACCGTTTGTGCTGTACCCTATTGATTGTGACATGGGCAACTGCGAGTTTACCGATGTCGTTCTGTCCACGTGCTTCATGATATATGTTCTGCGCCAAGCACTCGACTTCCTTCTTGGTAGCATGTGCGCTGACAGTCAGCAGAGAGGTCATAACAAATAATACTACATCACGTCTATTCACTTCATTCCTCGATGATACCCCAGATTGGTATACTTCGCTTCCTCATCAGGCATAATGCGGATGGAGACTTTACCCTTGCTCATCCATATCTTGCCTGTGTGTTGATTTCCTACTGGTTCATTGCCCCATGGTGCTTTGGGCAACTTGCCAAACTTTTGGTCATCAAATTTCATTCTCTCTCTTCTCCACCCATCGCTGTACTGCTGCAGTCAAATTCTCTCGGGAGTACGTGCCCTCTGCCTCAAGGATGCTCATCAGGTTCTCAGCACCGTTATAACGCTCCTCCACGCGGGATAGGCGTTTGCCGCTATAATACGCAACTGCTATAATGACGGTCGCTATTGCTGTGTGTAGATATGCATCCATGTTGCTCTCCTCGAGTGAGACTCTATTCTACAGCAAATAGAGTCTGTTGTCAATCTATTTATAAGATCGAATAGTACACGATATATGTGGTTATACTAACAAACCATACTACTGCTGCCACATCAATCCACCTCACATCTTAAATCCTTCTGATGCAATCTTCTTTCCCGCAGTGGTGAGGTCAAAGACTGGTCCAGTATCTACCTCAGCAGGTTTGTTGATGAGTGTCTGGTCTTCTGGATCCACGTCATACAACTTCATCTTGCTCCGGTCTATGCCCACAACAAACCGCTCATGCATCCCTGGATCAGCATACCTGTTCTTGAGCGTTTTGCACATTATCTGCCCCATCTCTTTCAACTCGTCGTTGCTAATAAGCGCAAGCATGAAGTCAGCAGTTGCTGGCAATCCAAACGACTCACTGGTGTCCTCGAGTCCGATGTCGGAGTTACCAAACCCACTGCGTGTCGTCTGTGTTGCTGTCATGACAGGCAGGTTGAACTCCACTGCTAACCCACGAAGTTCCTCAGCAATGCTTTTGATGAAGGTGTACGAATTAACAGCACCACCCTGCTTGATCCTACTGCTGCCGCAGATGTTGAGGTAATCGATGTAGATGATGTCTGGGGTGAACTTCTTCTTGAGTTTCAGTTCATTCAGGAGCGCACGAAAATGACCCGCGTGTGCCTGTGATGTGGGGTACTCCTTTATGATGAGTTTACCATGCGTCTTCGCTGCTATCTTATCGACCTTCGAGGTGAACGACTCACGACTAAGGTCCACAATCTTATCCAGAGGCGTGTCAAGCAGATTGGCGTCAATACGTTCTGCGATTCGCTCCTCTGCCATTTCCATCGTGATATACAGTGCGTTCTTTCCCTGAGAGAGCGCAGCGGCAGCAGCATGGCACATGAACAAAGACTTACCAACACCAGTGCCTGCGAGTATCACATTCAGGGACTTATTAGGAAGACCACCTTTCGTGATCATGTTTAGATATTCAAGATCAAAGGGGACACGTTCTTCAACTCTATGGTAGAAGTCAAAACGGTCATTAGCACTGCTCAGATAGTCGTGTCCGACATTACTATCAAACGTCACAGCGAGTGCCTTCGACAGTATCTCTGGCAATGCGTTCTTCGTCATCGTCTGGTGCTTGCCATCAATGATAGAGATAGACTCCATGACAGCATTGAATAGTGCGCGGTCTTGGCACCACTTCTCTGTGTTAGTCAACAACCACTCAGGGTCTGTCAACTTATCCTCTGTGAAGAGATCAGGGAGTATATCCATTGCGTGTTCAAAGATCTGATCACTCGCGGGATTCTCGGACTCTCTCAGGGAGATACGAAAGGACTCTTGTGATGGCAGTCCGTTATACTTGGCGACATATTGTACATACTCTTTGAACAGGAACAGGTGTGTTCCCTCGAAGTATGCTGGTTCCATGAATGGAACAACCTTGCGCATGAATGCATCGTTCGTGAAGAACTGCTTCAATATCATACTGGGCATGTCAGATGTCAATGT